CGCGCGCGGTGATGTCGGCGCCGGCGGCTGCAATCAGCGTGTTGAGGTGCGCCCGGCTCGGCTGAAAATGCCGGAGCCGCCGGCTCGCCTGACCCGCCTCGAAGCCGCCAACCAGAGCACCGATGCGGCGGCGCCACCGTGTCATCGATTCCAGCACCGTTCAGAGACCTTTGCTTGCCGTCGTGCGAACGATGCGACGGCGCGCGCCGGTTTGTTCCTCGGAGATCCGCCGTTCGAGGTCTCCGAGGGCGGCCGCCATTTCGGCATCGCTCGCATAGGTGATGCGGCGCCCCTCGACCTCGACGGTGCGCACGCCGCGCCATCGGGCTGCGAGCAGTGCATCGCGGCGCGCGATCATGTCTTCAAGCGTCATTCTGTGGGTCTCAACTCAGATAGCTGGGTGTGAACACCCGTCGACCACGCCGGGCGGGCGCTCGTCGCACCAGACCGGCAGAGGTGGTTCCCGGCGCGCCGGGTTCGGAGGCGGTGACCTCAGGCGCCGCTGTGTCGCGCGGATCGAGTGAGCCGACCTGGCGTTCGAGATCGCGCCATTTTTCCTCGCCCCAGCGGTCCGCGCCCGCGATCCAGGCGGCGGCGCGGGCATAGACCCGGCAGTCGAGGGCCTCGTTGCGCTCGCGCAGCTTCTGCCATTCGAGCCGCTGAAACCCACGCTTGGTCTTCACCGTCACCAGCTGCTCGGCGACGAACTGCTTGCACCACTCGCTATCGGCCCAGCCCGGCAGATGGATGGTCCCTGCGGGAAAGCTGGCTCCCCCGGCACGCTCCTCGTCGGTCGGCCGGTCGAGCCGGAGATAGCGATAGGTTTCGGTCTTGAAGGTCGAGACCGCCACCGACCACAACCGCGCGCCGCGCCGCAATCGCTTCCCGCCGGCGGTCGCGTCGACATAGGTCGGGCCGGAGACCGGGCTCGCCCGGTTGAACCCCTCGACACCCTTGACCGGCGCCACCTGCGCGAATCCGGCGCGCCGAGCCCAGCCATAGACGGCGGGCGCCTCGAAGCCGGTGTCGATCGCGAGGCGTGAAAGCCCCATCGCGGCCCCTGAGGCATGCGGCCAGCTGCGGCTGAGCAGAACATCCAGTGCAGACCAGGCGGCGGCATGTTCGGGACCGCCCTCGATGACAATGTGGTCGACGAGCCAGCTCTCCAGCCCGCGCCCCCAGGCCCAGACGTCGACCTCGATCCGGTCCTTCTGGACGTCGGCGCCGGCGGTGAGAAACAGCCCGCCCATCGGCACCGTGCCGACCGGCCATGTTTCCCGGCGATCGTAGAGCCGCTGCCAGTCAGGCGCTTCGCCGGTCTCCACCCAGGTCTCGCCTAGCGATGTATTGACGAAGGTCTTCATCGCCTCGTCGCCATGATCCTTCGCCGACAAGAACGTGCGCACCATGGCTTCCAGGCGGACCCAGGAGGAGTAGACCTCGTTCAGGTGAAAGCCCGCGATGCCATCGAAGGTCGCCTCGGCCCGCCATTCGCCCCTGCGCACGGCGGCCCAGCGTTCGGCATCACTCCAATGTGCGCCGCAATGGCTGCATTCGTAGCGCGCGGTCTCTGGCCGGTGGGCGCCGTCCGCGTCGCGATCCCAGCGAACCTGCTCCCAGACCAGCGTCTGATGCTCGCCGCATTCGGAGCACGGCACGAAGAAGTGACGCCTGTCGCTCTCGGCGAACGCCGTCTCGATGCGACTCGCACCACGGATGGTCGGCGTCGAGACCAGGACGATCTTACGGTTCCAGAAGGTGACCGTGCGCTTCTTCGCCAGATTGACCGGATCGCCTTCGGCCCCGGCGCTGAACGGATAGCGGTCGACCTCGTCGCACAGGAGGATGCGGATCGGCCGGCTGGCCAGCCCCGACGGCGCATTGGCGCCGACGATGGTCAAATGCCCGCCTGGGAATTTCTTGTGCAGGATCTTGTTCGACCCGTCCCGCGACTTCGGATCCGAGATGCGCCCATGCAGACAGGGCGTATCGCGCGCCATCGGTGAGAAGCGGTCCTTCGACCAGGTCTCCGCATCGCGTTCCGTCGGCATCACCACCATCACCGGCGCCGGATCCTGGTCGATGTGGAATGCAACGGTATTGAGCAGCACCTCCGTCTTGCCGGTCTGGCTGGACGACATCACGACGACGCTTTCGACCGCCGGATCGGAGATCGCGTCCATGATGCCGCGCTGGTAGATGGCCCGCTCGGTGCGCCAGCGGCCGGGCTCGGCGCTGGCTTCGGAACTCAGGCGGCGCCTGGAGTCAGCCCACTCACTGATCGTCAGGGTCGGCGGCGGCGCCAGGATCGTCAGCGCCTTGCGCGTCGCCTGCGCCAGCCGTGCCGGCCCCTTCAGCATCAACGGCGATGGCCGGGAGGCTGGCGAGCTCCGCGAGCGCTTCGGCGATCGCGTCGCGGATCTGCGCGCGCGTGCCGGCAATGGTGGTCTCCTCTTGGACGAGCGGCGCCAGCCTGTCGGGCAGGACCAGCAGACGCGCGCGCAGGCGGGCCAGCACGGCGATCCACGCCTCCTCGACATCGCCTGCCGGCAGCAGATCGCCACGCCGGATCTGCGCGTCCATTTCGGCGAGATCGGCCTTGGCCTTGATCAGCCGGGCGCGTTCGACACCAAAATCCGCGGCGCCGGTCTGCGACCGCGTCGCCTGCTCACGCAGGTAGCGCACATAGCCGCGCACCGTGCCGACGAGATCGTAGCGTCCGCGGTCGGGCCCGCTGCGGGTCGAGGCCGGAATGATCCCATCGCGCGCCAGCTGCTGGACCCGCCTCTCGGTCAGGTCCAGGAGGCGTGCAATGACCGCGATGGGCTGGGTATTGGTCGCCATGAACGGAGGCCGCTCCCGGGCAAGATCAGCTTATGTCGGGCACCCCGCCACCGGCTCGAAAAAGCAATGAAATGATGCACTTATCGACTTGATGAGGGTGTCGATCAGAGCCTGTATGGGGTCCCATCAAGCGTGGAGACCACCATGACCAAGCCCCGAAACACCGCTTCCGCCCTCGACGCCTTCATCGCCAAGAAGGCGGAGATCGACGCGATGCTGGAGCGCATAAAGGCGCTGAGCGACGACCACTTCGATACCAGCCCCGACGAGGTCAATTGGGGCCACGTCGGAACGCTCGGCCACTACGCCGAACTTCTGAAACGCATCACGGATGCCGCCTTCAAGGAGGGCGAGCACGCCGAATAGCACGACATTGCTCCTCTCCGCCCCGACCGGGTCCGCCCGTCGGGGCTTCGGGTGGTAGGAGCACGGAATCGCCTGCGCTCCTTGACCCGAAGGAGAGTCCCATGACGAACAAGCTCACCGCCACCCAGCAGTCGCTTCTGAAGACCGCCGCCCGTTGCGAGGACCGCGCCATCCGCTGGCCCTCGAATCTCCGGGGCGGCGCCCGGACAAAGATCATTTCCGCCCTTGTCGAGGCCGGCCTTGCCGACAATCAAGGCGGCAGTCTGGTCGTCACGGATGCGGGCATGCGCGCGGCCGGCGTCGAGCCTGCGTCCGCCCCCAAGGCCAAGCGCACGGGCCGCGCCAAGGCCGCGCCCAAGAAGGACAACACCAAGGCACCGCGCGCGATGCGCGCCGACAGCAAGCAGGCGCGACTGATCGAGATGCTGAAGCGCAAGGAGGGCGCCAGCATCGAAGAGATCGTCACGGAACTCGGCTGGCAGCCGCACACGGTGCGCGGCGCCATCGCCGGGGCGCTCAAGAAGAAGCTCGGACTCGATGTGACCTCGGAGAAGATCGAGGGGCGCGGGCGGGTTTATAAGCTGCCGCACGCCTGACGCTCCATCTCCCCGAGCCATGGATGCCGCCGTCCTGCGGGGCGGCGGCAACTCTTCATGTGCTGCGGACCCGAATGGCCTCGAACAGTCGGCGCAGCATGAACGAACGGACCACGGAAACAACGGTAAACAGAGCCCCGATCGCGAGATGTTCGCCGAGCCCGACTTCGATGCCGAACAGCGGGAAAACAACGACCTGCGCCACCACAGCGATGCCGTAGCCGACACCGATATTGGCGACCGACTCGACCAGCGACATGGTGCGCGACTGCTTCATGCCGCATCCGCTTCGGATGAAGTAGCCCCGAGGCGATTGGCCTTCACCTCGTCAAAGCTACGATCCTCGCCGTCAAGCTTTGCCGTCTTGCCCGTGAAGGCCTGCCAGCGGCTGATGATGACGTCGCAGAAAGTCTCGGAGAGCTCGAGGCCATAGACGCGCCGGCCCGTCCTTTCGCCCGCGATGATCTGCGAGCCCGAGCCGGTAAATGGCTCGTAGCAAATTTCCCCCGGCACGGTGTGCAGCTCCATCGGCAGCGTGAACACCCGCACCGGTTTCGAGGTCGGGTGCTCGCGCGTCTCGATCTCGCTCGACGGAATGGACCAGACGGTCGTCGGCCAGTTGTCGAAGCCTTCCCGGTTGACGCGCGGCTTGTTGCCCGAGCGCCAGCCGAACAGGCAGGGCTCGTGCGCCCACAGCATGATCGAGCGCGTCAGCACCGGGCGGCTCTTGGCCCAGATGATCTGCTGGTGATGCAGAACGTCGAATTTCGACCAGCACGCCTCCAGCATCGCCTGGCGTCGCGAGGCGTGCCAGCAGTACCAGGCCGCGTCCTCCTTGATGGCGCAGTCGATCGCGACCTTCATGAAGGCCTCGTAGAACTGCGGACCCTGGGATGAATCGTCCCAGTGCTTCTGTTCGATGTACTCCTCGGACCAATCCTTGTTGGCGATCTTCTTGGCGCGGGCGGACGCGTTCTTCTTCGTCGGATGGTTGGTGCCGTCATAATCGACGAGGTAAGGCGGATCGGTCGCAAACAGCGCCGCACGCTCGCCATTCATCAGCCGGGTCACGTCCTCGGCCGAGGTCGAGTCTCCGCAGAGCAGGCGGTGGTCCCCGAGAATCCAGAGATCACCGCGGCGCGTGATGGGCGTGGCCGGCGCCTCCGGAACCTCGTCTTCGTCCACCAGCCCCTCGACGGGGGCCTCGGCCAGGAGACGGGCCAGTTCGTCGTCCTCGAAGCCGGTCAGCGCCAGGTCGAACTCGTCGAGCTTCAGATCGGCCAGTTCGAGCTTGAGCAGCTCGTCGTCCCAGCTCGCATTCTGATGCGAGCGGTTGTCCATCAGCCGGTAGGCGCGCAGCTGCGCCGGCGTCAGGCCCTGCGCGACATGCACCGGCACGCTCGTCATGCCGAGGCGCTTGGCCGCCTCGTACCGGGTGTGGCCGACGACGATCACCATGTCCTCGTCGACGACGATCGGCTGTCGCCAGCCGAACTCGGCCAGCGAGGCGGCGACCGTGGCGACAGCCTCCTCGTTGCGGCGCGGGTTGCGCGCATAGGGTACGAGCTTATCGATCGGCGTTTCGACGACGTCCATGGTCGGTCCGGTGCGATAGGTGAACGATCTAATCGGGTGGTCGCGAAATCGGCCGAAGCGCTGTGGCGGCGAAACCAGGCCCGCCTGGCCAATGCGCTCGAAGCGAAACGCCCCCGACAGGCCGCTTCGCCGCTGCCGGGGCTCGGCGACGGCTAAGTGTTTGAGTTCACGAGGCCGAGGATGCGGGCGAAACGAAATGGCCTATTTCGGCGCCGTCACTGGGCAAGCATCGTGCCATTGCCGCCAGCATACGATTTCGGCCAGGGAGGAACCGTGCATCGCCGGTCGGTGGTCACCCCCGCACGCGGCTGGCCTGAGCATAACGGAGAACTAGCCCAAATCGACGATGTGTGTCTCGCCGGGAAATGTCTCAGCGAAAATTGTCTCACGCATCAAAATGAACTTGACGAGCGAACGCGGTCGACGAGGAAAGCGCGCGAACGCTTCGCCGGCACTTGCTGTCCGTTGAGCTTCCAGGTGATGACGCTGAGGCCGTACTCCCAGCGGCGGCACGCCGTGGCGCGGGAGATCCCGAAGCGCCAGCAGATCGGCTTCCACGGCGTGCCCTCGGCGCGCGCCCAGACAAGCCGCGCATCATCGAGCTCCAGCCATCGCAGCCAGGGCAGCGTCGCCTCCATGCGGCTGATGGCGTCGGGCAAGGGCGGCGGACGCTTCATGCGCGGCGGCTCCTGACCGACGAGATCAGCGAACTCATGCACGATCTTCGGCCACACCGAGAAATAGCCCTGCACCCGAACCTCGGGCAGGCGCTTCATGACGTCGGCAGCTTCGATCAGCCGTTCCTCGACCTGTTCGCGAGTCCAATCAGCCATGCCGATGCTCCGTCGGCTGGCGCCGTCCGCCATAGAGCTTCTCGCCGAGCTGGCGAACCAGTTCTCGCTCGGGCCAGGTGAGGCGCGGATCGACGACGAGGAGGCCCTGCTCGCGCCAGCCCTCACGCTTGACCTCTTCAGCCGACCGGCGTTCGCCGCCATATCCTTTCGGCAGCCATCTCATCGTCCGACCTCCTGCAGCACCGCTGCATAGCCGGCGATGTCGAGGATCGAATCCTGATGCTTGGGATCGTGCCCGAGCCGCGCCAGTTTCAGATCGATGAGGCAGAGCACGACCTCCGCCGGCGTGATGGGCCGGCCGAGCGTGATCGACCAGCGTCTGGCGACCACGGCCATCGCGGCGGCGGGATCGCCGTATATCTTGCGGCGCTCGGCGACGACCGATGCGGCATGTTTGAGCATCGTCTCCCCGCTCATCGCACACCTCCCTCGGTCTCGATGGCCCAGAGCAGGATGGCGATGGCGTCGGCTTCATTGTCGTCCGCGGGCGAAAAGCCGCGGGCGCGAACGGCGGCCATGACGGCGGCCTTGTCGGCGTTGCCCTTGGCGGCGACGTGCCGCTTGATCGTGCCGACCGGAACGCCCTGATAGGCGATCGCGTGGCTCTCACACCAAGCGCTCAGCGTCGCCAGGAAGCCGCCATAGAGATGGGCCGCATCGGTACCGACATGCCGGCGAACCTCCTCGAAATAGATCGCCGCGAGACCGCCGGCGTCGGCAGTGATCTGGTCCAGCCAGCTTCGGAAGCGCAGGTAGCGCATGCCGCCACCGTCATAGCGGCTCGGCCGGAACGAGACCGTGCCGCTGGTGATCAGGCCGTCATGGCTGCGCAGGGCCCAGCCGGTCGTGGTGCCAAGATCGAGGCTGAGAATGGCGCGATGCGCATGAGCCGGATGCGGACGGAATGCGATGGTCCCCGCTGCGGCGGGGCCGGTTTCAACGGTCGAAATCATGATTGTCTCCAAGGCGCGCGGGCAAGGGTCGGCTTTCGGATCGAAGACCCATCGCGGCGGACCGGTCGCTGCCGCCTGGAGACGGCCGAGTTGACGGAGCATGCCCATCAGAGCACCTCCTTGAGCCAGTCCGGCGCAGCGCCGTTCGGGGAACGTGGTGAGGGAAGTTCCCCCGCACGTTCCCCGGTGCAAGCCGTTGAGGAACAAGCGCTTTGGGAAGGTGACGAAGGTGGGGAACGTTTTTCCCCATCCTCCATCGCGTGGGCGCAGCCGCGCACATGCGTTAGTATTGAAAAACGTTCCCCATGTTCCCCACGTTCCCCGGAGCCTTTTGTTTCAATGGGTTGTGCCGGGGAACGTTGGTTTTCGACGTTCCCCTTTTCGGCGCAACGTTCCCCGCCCGATGCCGCGACACCTTGCGGAAAACGTTCCCCACGTTCCCCTTCGATCGTGAGCTGCCAGCGCTTGGCCTGATGGGAGACCCCCAGCGTGCGCACGCGCATCTTGCGGCCGTCGATATCGAAGACCCGGTCGCGCATGCGGGCGAGCGCCTTGCCGAGCCGTGTGCGCTGTGACCGGTCGCCCCCGGCGCCCAGCGGCAGCGGGGGCTCGCAGGCCAACGCCACCTCATAGAGATCGCCGGTGCCGACCTCCGCCGTCCCGAAGCGGTCCCACCAGGCGCCGATGAAGCTGCGCCAGATCGCGCCCTCGCCATCGGCAGCGGCCAGCATCTCGTCGAGATTGGCGAGAAACCCTTCAATCCCGGCCACCTCGAGGACGCCGCCCATGATGCGCGACCAGCTCTCGTAGCTCCCGATCATGCGCGCGCCCCGTGGACGGCCGGCGGCCAGCCAGGCCCGGCACAGCGTGAGGCAGGCCGCGACGAGGCGCGGCCGGTTGGCGCGAACCCAGCTCATGAGATCGGGGTGGCGGAACCCCTCGCGCCGCCAGGGTTGATCCACGCGGGCGTCGAGGCGGATGCGCACGATGCGGCGCGCCATCTCGTTGGAGAATTCGGGATTGTTGCCGGTCGCGATCCAGACGCAGCGGATCGGCAATCGCGTCATCTCGGACGCCCCGAGAATGCGGTCCTCCCAGAAGGGCGCGGTGAGTGCTGCCGCAAGCGCCGAGGAGTCGAGCGGGTGACGCAGATTGTCGATGAGCACGATCGAGGGAATCTGGCGCAGCTTGGCGGTCAGCCGCTTGCGCCACTCTTCGTCGTCGCGGCCCTCGGTCATCACGGAGGCGCTGACGCCGGTGAGCACGGTCGCGATCGCGTCGACCATCAGGGTCGCGCCGGTGCCGGGTGTCGGCTTCTCGATCAGATGAAGCGGCGTCGGCGCGTCGATCATGGCGCGAAGAAAGCCGAGCAGCATCAGAGCAACGGCATGCGCCCTCTCCGCATGGCCGGTGAAGGGGAACTCGCCGAGCATGTCGTCGATGATGAGACTGCGCGCCGTCGCGATCTCCGCCGGCGACGGGCGCTCCGGCACCTGCGGGACGGCAAAGCCCGGTGCCGGCTGGTAGAGCAGCCGCGCATCGGGGTGGTAGCCGGGCTCGGTCAGGAGGGCGCCATTGCGGCCGAAGACCGGCGTGGTGACGATCCCCGCCAGGACCGGCAGGCCGGGATCGGGTGTCGCCAGCAGTGACTTGATGAGCGGCGTCGGCGGATGCGCTGGGACGAGATCGCCGTTGCGCGCCAGACGCCGCCAATCGGCGAGCTTAGCCAGCATGTGGCGCAGGCGCTCTTCCGTCACCGGCCGGGCCATGGGCAGGCCGTCATCGTCGTGCACGGCCCATGTCGGCATGCCGCCGCTGCGAAAGAGCCATGGCGTGTTGTTCGAGGCGAGCAGCAAACCCCAGCTGCGAGCATGGGCGCGGGCGAGATCGCCCTCATCGGCGCGCAGTTGCGGCAAGCGCCCCTGGGGCTCGACGAAGCCGATCGGGCGGTTTCGAGCGCCATCCTGCGCATCCGTGCCATCCGCCACTGCACACGGCTCGGCCGCGTCGATGATCTGACGGGCCGCATCCGCGCCGTCGCGCAGCAGAACGTCGTTGAAGTCATCGCCTTCCACTCGCGGCAGGGCGATGGCGACGCTGCGGCCTTCCGCGAGGAGCCGCCGCGCCGCCGCCTCGGCTGCACGAAGGCCCGCGCCCGACGCATCGTGGTCGGCGAGCAGAACGACCCGCCGGGCCTCCGGCGGCAGGACGACCTGTTCGAGATTGGTGGCCGAGAGCGTCGCCCATACCGCCATGCCCGGACAGGCCGTCATCACGGCGAGCGCCGTCTCGATGCCTTCGCTGAGACCAAGGACAGCATCGTCGGCGATCGGCGCCAGGCGCACGGCGCCACCGCCGACCCGGCCCAGCATCTTCTTCGGCTTTTCGACCTCGGCTTTCGCCGCCCCGTCCGGGCGCAGGTAGATGCGGTGCAGGGCAACCACGCTGCCGGCGCGGTCGCGAACCAGGCCGACGATGGCCGGGAAACCGGTCCTCGTATCCCAATGCGCCAGATCCGGATGGAACAGGAGGTCGGACGGTGGCGGGACCGCAAGTCCTCGTGCGCGCAGATAGGCCTCCCCCGGTGTGCCGGCAATCGGGATGGCCCGGGAGAGGATGATCTCGATTTCTCGGGCAGAGTCTTTCTCCGGCTTCGCGGAAGCCGCCGAGGGTTCGCGCCGGGCTGGCGCCGCGACGGACCATCCGACCAGATCGGCGGCATAGGCGAAGAGGTCGCGGCCCTTGAGGCCGGTCGCCTGTTCCAGCGTGCTGAGCGGTCCGCCGCCCTGGCCGCCGTCGAAGTCGATCCAGTCGCCGGCGTGCTCGCCTCTGAGCGTGATCACGCAGGAGCCGTTCTTTCGCGGCGCAGCGCCATTGATGTTGGCGAGGCGCCATTCGTCACCGTTGCGCCGACCGTTCGGGAAATGCTGCGGCACCCAGGCGTCGGTCCTGTCACGCAGGCCGGCCAC